AACGGCAGGTCATTGAATGCCGTGCCGGTGATGGTGGTTTTATCAGCCGAGACGACGCCATCGCCCGTCTTGCTGCGGCCAGTGGCGCGGCCTGTTGTTGCGTCTTTTTCGTTCCACTTCTCGCCTTCCAGCAGCACCGGATTGCTGGCCGTTGCGGCTGCCAGGGTGCTGAATAGCTGGCGAACTCGGGTCGACTGGGATTGGTAGGTGGTCATAGGAAGTCACCGTCCAGGATCAGCACGGGGGCTTGATCAGGATCAGACTTCACCAACGGCACCCGACAGAACGCGCCATCGTCAAAGCGCTGCGGCTGGGTTTCGCACGTGTAGCTAGTGCCATCAACCGTCACCAGATCGCCATAGCTCAGGCTGCCGAAGGTGCTGGTGGGGACGGTCAGCAAATAATCGATGATGGTGAGCTCGCCGCCGAGGATCAGCTCGGAGTTTTGAGAGAGAAAGCCTTGCCCGGTGACGGCGCCAGCAACAACGCTGACGCTGCCCAGGCGGTCAAAGGCCACCCGATTGGCTGATGCCGAAAGGGTGGCCCAGCCCATCAGAAGGAGCCGTTCAGGCGGACGTTGGCGCTGGTGTCGCCAGAGGCGTAGGCGGCCACGAACACACCGATCAGCGTGTTGCTGGTCGAGGTGGCGGTGACGTTTTTGTTCGTGTTGTCCCAGTAGCACTTGGCGCCAAGGGTGGCGGCGCCGGTGGCCTTGGGCAGGGTGAACACGCCCTCGAGTTCAAAGCTGCCGACCTCGGCGTTGGCCAGGGCGGTGACGGCGACACCAAAAATGGAGCCGATCAAGGCGCCACCGCCGGAGGCGACGGCATAGGGGGCGGCAAGAGCGAGAACCTCGCCCTCTTGGATGGAGTTTTTCACGGTGGGTTACCTCGGGGGTTGGATGAATGAAAGGCCGGGGTCACCGGCCCAGGAGGTCAGGATCAGGCGCCGGTCGAGCGGTAGATGAAGCGGTAATCCTTCACGGCGCAGCCGAAGTCGAAGCGGGCCAGCAGGGTCAGGCCATCGGGATCCCGCTCGGTCACGGGGGTGATGGTCGGGCCGGGCTCATCAGCCAGGTAGCCGTACACCAGGCCTTCCACTTTGCTGGGGGCGGAAGCGGCGTACCACTGGGTGGCGGAACCATCGAGGCGGGGCTCGACGATCAGCTGCATTGCGCCGGCGTAAACGTTGGGGCCGGCTGCTCCGGTCAGCGCCGCAGGGGCGTAGCCGGTGGGGTACAGGAACTGCAGAGCAGTGGCCTCAAGGTCAGTCGGGACCACCAGGTAGTCAGGGGTCAGGTTGACCGTGACGCCACTGATGTCGGTCTGCTTGCGCATGGCCTTTTTGGCGGCGTTCATGCCGGCGATGCCGATCACACCGGTGCCGGTGTTGTTGTGGCCAGCAGCGAACAAGGCAGCACCGTCAACGGAAACGTTGGCGTTACTGGTGATCAGGGCCCACACCAGGTTGGACTCAAGGCGGCGGAAGCCGCGGCCCAGATACTCGGGGGTACGCTCCAGGGCGGAGAGATCATCGTTGATGATCGCTTGCCTCGAAATCGTTACTTTGCGAGCATAAGTAGCGAGTTTCCAGGTAGCTTGCGCCTCAGCAAGTGTGCCCTTTTTGTATTCGCCACCCTCAAGCAGAAGCTCAGGGGCAAGGTCAGCAGCCAGCACCAGATCGCTGGCCTGCTTGAAGTCGGGCAGGTTGCGCTGCTTGGCGAGGGGCTTCCAGGTGTGGGGCTCCTCTTCATATGCGGCGGTCAGGGTCTTGGCGGCCAGGTTGGAGAACAGCAGCGGGAAGTCGCTGGTGCTGTGCATGGCCATTGCCACCAGGTCGCTCTTCGAGCGGCCGGCGGTGTTGATGCCGCGGCTCTCAGCGAAGATCCGCACACACTCCATCAGGGAATAGCCGCGGTACTGCTTGCCAGCGTCGCCGATCTTGGCGCCGGGGTTGATGCGGGCTTCCAGCATCTCACCGATGCCGGCCATCACCGAATCACCAGCGTCGCGGGTTACCTGGATCCGAGCAGGGTGGCCAGCGGCACCGGCACGGCCCTCGACCACGGCGGCGTGGGCGGTGACGATATCCATGGCCACTTCGGTGAACGGCTTGCCGCCGTCAACCATGGCCTGCACCACATCAGCGGCCAGGCCAGCCGAAGCGGCGCAGCGGCGGATGTCGGCTTCCCGGCGGAGGCCGGCGATCGTGGCAGATTCGGTGGAGGCGGCCACAGGCTGGGGAGCCTGAGCCTGGACGGTCACAGCCTCAGTCGCGGCGGCTGCCACGGGCTGCACCTCAGTGGTCGCGGCCGGTGCGCCCCCGGCCTGAGTTTGTGCGGTCATTGGAATCAGGGAGGGATTGGGGTTTTCCTCTGTGCTCAGGCTACCGATTGCATCTGCCCAGGGCTTCAGCAGAGCGGCCGGGGCATTGGTGAACCGATCGGCAGGCAGGCGCGGCACGCTGGCGCGAACGTCAACCGGGGCGGCCACCTCATCGGCCAGGCCGGCCTCAACGGCAGCGGCTGCGGTGAACCAGGTGCCGGCACCAGCGCCGGCCGCCATCCACTCATCCACCTGGGCCTCGGCTGCGCCGGACTTGCGGGCGTAGGTCTGGCGGTAGCTGGCGGAGTAGGTGTCGAGCAGGTTGGCCGAAGTCCGCAGGGATTCAGCATCGCCGGCCGCCATGCTCCAGCAGTTGTGGATCATCAGCAGGGCGTTGTCGGGCATCACCACCCGATCGCCCGCCATGGCCACCATGGAGCCGGCCGAGGCCGCGACGCCATCGATCACGATGGTTTTCTTGCCCTGGTAGCGGGCGAGGATGTCGTGGATCGCCAGGCCCTCGCCGGCGTCGCCGCCGTAGCTGAACAGGTTGATCGTGATGTCCCGGCCGCCGGCCTGCTCTAGGGCCCGGGCCACGTCGGCGGCCAGCACATCCATGCCAACATCGCCATAGAGCTGGAGCACCGGCGTCGTAGCCGCCGCTGCTTTCACCGTCACACCAAGAGTCATTACCTGATAGTCGCTGGGATCAGGCTACGGAGTCTGAGGTGCTAAGGCGCCAAGGGGTTTGGCAGTGGGTCTGCGATTAGATTGCCATCCACCGCATCACTCCCAGGATCTGGCGCCGAGCTGATGAAGCCCGACCCTACCGGCCGCGCCTGGGTCACGCCGGAATCTGACACCAGCCCGGCATCCACGCTCAGGGTCAGGCCGGCCGCCTTGGCCCGTTCCATATCGGCGGCCAGTTCGGTGATGATCTCCTCTGGCACATAGCCGAACGACCGCTGCACTTCTGACAGGCTCATGATCCCGGCCCGGACCGCGGCAATCAGCGCCGGGATCTCCCTGGTCGGGTCGATCATTTCCCGGCGCGGCGGGGTGTGAGTCCAATCCATCGGGCCTTTGAGCAGCCCCACCATCCGCGCCAGCTCGTCGTGCCAGCGGCAGACCGGGTTGAGCATTCCGGGCACGCTGACCTTGCCGCGCAGGTAAGCGATCCGGCGGCTGAACTCCAGCCAGCCACCACGGAAGCTGGAGTAGTTGACGTTACTGAGGTCACCCGTCATCGACTCATAGGTAATTTCGTAGGCCGCTGCCACCGCGTGGGCGTACTCTCGGTGCGTGCTCACAAAATCGCCGGAGCTCGGTGGACTGAACGCCTGGAAGTTACGGCCCGGGGGCAGGTGTTCCACGGCGCCGGGCTCGATGGTGTCGAACTCAATGCCGGTTTTGTTCGGGTCTTGCTCGCCGTCCATGTCGGTGACGACGCCAAAGAAACAAGCGGCGATCTTGTCCTTCATCTGCTGGGCGGCGCGGATGTCGCCCATATCCCGCAGGGTCAGAATCGCCGCGGTGCCAAATGGCAGGCCCATCCGCTGGCCAGCGCGGCGGGAATCAAAGTGCAGGCTGATCTCAGCCTTCGGCACGAAGCTGCTCTGGGCTCTGATGCCTGTGGCCAGGACTGATTCGCCAGGGTGATTATCGCGGATCCAATAGCCTTGGAGCCGGCCGGCGCTGTCAAACTGCTGGCCAAACAGGATGTCGATCCCGTTGTCCTTGTTGAAGTCCAGCCAGTCGGGCTCCAGCATCTGCACCTGGAGCGGCGCGATCCCGTAGCGCTCGAACAGCTCAGGATTCACCCGCTTGCGCACCAGCACCGCGCCGCGCACGGCGGTGGTTCTGGCGCCCACGGCCTGGTTCCCGTACCAGTCATGGATGCCGTAAAAGTCGGACTCTGGCGTGTCCGCCCAGCGCTTCCACGCCAGGTTGTACCGGCGAGTCGCACCCTGCGGGGTGCTCATGATCCCATCGCCAATCCAGTTGTTGACGATCACGCCGATGGCCCTGGAGGCGTAGGCGTCGTTATCGGCCAGGTCCTGGTGACGCTTGACCAGCCAGTACCACGCCTGGCGCAGGTCGCTGTTGGGGCCGCTGTTACTGGCCCACCATCCGCTGGTGCGCCGCGTCTCCTTGGCCGCCTCGAACTCGCCCAGCACGCGCCGGGCGCTCTCAATATCCCGACCCTTCCTGCGCTTTCCCATCAGGTGGGCCTCGTCATGCCGTAGTAGGTGCGGCG